TAACTTTACCACTCTTGGTGGTGACGTAGAAATCAGGCGTGTAGGTGGCTTGGCGCTGCGGCACGGCATACGAGAGTTTGTTCTCTTCATATTCAAACGTGATGCCTTTGCCAGAAAGGTAGGCGGCGACGCTCTCTTCGAGGCCAGACCGCCAACCATTCTTAATTGCATTTTTTCGTAGTTCTGTTTGGGAAGGTGGTACCCAGCCGCGTTTAAAAGTCTGCGGCAGTGTCCAGCTCTTGGGCGCTGAAACTGCCATTGGCGGCAGCAATGGGTGCGTCTTCAGTTTTAAATCCATCCTCTTGGTCAAACAGAGAGACCACATTCGATTGGCTTTGGACTAAAGTTAAGATTTGCACGGCCGATGGGCGCAGAGACAAACCGATAGTTTTGGTCGTACTCATGGCATATGGAAAAACCGTGGCTGCAATCTTTATTTCACTGCCCCCGCCAATGTTGACGGTTGTAGGTGTTCGTGAGGCGTCCACTAACGCCACCTTCATATCGATGGTGCGGCCATCCTTTGTATGGATTTTGGCCTTCTGCTTAAATTTGAACAGGTAGTTTCCTGTCAGGTTGCCTTGGTCATCCATCTCCTCCTCATACGGGGGAGACACACTATAGCGGGCTAACTTAGGGTCAGCTTGTGTTTGCTTTTCTTGGTAATCGCTGATGATGCCATCCAATTTTTGAATTAAGGGAATTGCCTCAGCGGCACTTACCTTTAGCGTGACCTTAAAGTCTCCATCAGCGGAAAACTTTGTGTCGGGGCGGTTTAACCAAGGGTAAACTGCGATGCCCTTTGGGCTGACGATTTTGATCTGTGTTTGCGCCATTTGTGGCCTTTCTATGTAAACTTTTTGATGTCGATGCCCGCTTCCAGAAGTCGGGTTAAGATGTTGAGCGGTACGGGTTGCCCATATTTTGTCATGTATTGAGCAACGTGGATTAGGGTTTCTGTGTGCTTTGGAATTGGGGACCTCCGTTCTCTAGCTATAGCACAACCTTTGATATCGCGTTGATAGTGAATTGCTCTAAGCAAAGAAAAACTCACTCTTTTTTACAAGACCTAAATCCAATGTGCCTTTATAGGGTGGGTTAGGCAGCACCGTGTTTGTAAGTTTTTGAGCGTCAGAATGAAACTGTACCAACGGGTCATGATTTAGGTAGAGGTCAAGAAAAGCCTCTCGCAGACATTCACTGAGCATGGGCACGTCTGCGGCATGGCACCCAAAACTATCGTGTATCATCGCAAAATGTGTGACGCCGTTATGCGCAGCTAAATTGACTGTCATTCGTAGGTGGCAACCATCATTGGAATGAACCCAATTGGGGCTAATGCCGTTCGTTTGTTTAGATCGGTCCATGCGGCCATTTTTTTCCTCACGTAGGCTGAGGTAGACCATTTTATCTCCTAACTTGGTCTTCACGCTCTTACGTCGAGTGTCGGGATAACTCTGCAACACAGGAAACCCATCATATGTGGTCCAACTGATTGGTAAATTTTCTGTCGCAAGTGTACGTGCGCATTGCCGAAGCCAGTTCATACCGTCCTTTGCAGCTATGACGGTCTCATCGATGCTCTCAGATATTTTTTTCGCCAAATACACTGACGCATCAAATTCAAAACCATCAATAGAACTTACGTATTCTCGGTCTTCTTGTTTACGTTTTGCGTCAGTATCATTCACATACTCCAGAACAAAACGAACATAAGAATGTTGCTTCGCGCCGTACACAAAACACATTGTGCAACGCTTTGCAGCCCGTCTTGATAGCCCATATTTTAGTAATGCCTGTGCAATTTTATCGTTTTCACCCCCAATATCAGACTGAATTTTTGTAACTGCCAAGTCGATGACACATTGGTAAATGTCTTGTGGCTTTTGTGCGGGTACTAAGTTCACGGCATTCCCGCCAACAGGGTCTCGAAGTGCGGCTGAAAAATGTTGGAGGCCACTACAACTGCCATCTTTTGCAACTGCTACATGACTGATGTGGTCGTATCCATTTTCAGTAAAACCTGCCCACTCTTTACAAAAAGCAAGAAAGCACCACGGTTCATCAGCTTCCTTGGCCCACCAAAGGTCGTCCATAGGGTCTGAAGCAACCTTTAAAATGCGGTCTGTATTTTCTTCAACCCAATCAATGCGCTCTTCCAAGCTGCCTTTGTCATTACCGAAGCAATTTGCGCCATGCACTGCTAACTCAAACGCGGCATCGTTACTGCCTAGGGCTTTTCCTTCTGCAAATTCCAGTAGACCTTTGGCAATTCCGTTGCCCTGCGGATTGAGATACATGGCGGCGGGGTAGGCACGTCCCCGGAAATCCGTGGTGTGAACAAACCAGATGGCCTCATATACTGAAAACTGTTTGGCGATAGAAAAAATCTTTGCGTTCATAAGTCGCTTAGAAATTAACGCCACATTGGCGGAGTAAACTGCCGAGGCGCGCTTCTTAAACAATTTGAACTGTTCTTTCTCCTCGTCATTCAGTGTTTTTGTATCTCTGTCAGGATGCAATGGTGACGGGGGTAGGGGAATGTCTTCACAATCTGGCAAACCTGCAATCGGCAACCCTAATTCATAGACCTGTTTAAATGTTTCCAAAACAAATGGGTTCACTCGCCACGAAGTGCGTTGTATCGTATTTATTGCATCATATACGTGGCACATTTTATCAGTGTGGCCGTGTAAATCTTCAAGATAGTTACGCCCTTGCGCATTTGTTTTTGCCTTGATGAATGGAAGCTGGGGCGTGTGATGGGTCAGGTAACCACCACTTGTAGGCGTGGTCCAATCCACAGGCTCAACGACCATAGGCAACAATATTGGATTTAACATTTCTACGGCATCTTTGTTCTGCTCAATGAAATCGACGACGGCTTGAGTTGGCTGCATTCGGTAAACTGTGCGGTTTTTGCCTTCAACTTTTTTAACAATCTCTGCAAAGCCAGTGGCTTCTACAAAGATATTGATTAAAGAAGTCCCGACGTGAAGCCGTTCTGATTTCGACCAATTAGCCCACGGTGCTGCATAGCGATTTGCCGCAGCAATAATCGTCTGTCGCTTTCGAGATTTAGTGGTTTCCGTTTCAGCTAAGATTTTTTTGAATAGCCATGGTTTCTCTTGCTGAAATGCTGTGTAACGCATTTCGTCTTCGCAGACTTGGCCAACTTTAAGTGCGGTTTCGGTGAGGCCACCGTTACTGGTGATAAAATTTATGACCTCTCTGCTGGTTAAGAACGCAGCTTCATGTGCATCAAAGTTTCCAAGTTTCCGCCAGACAACGGTGTTGTTGCCAGCCTTGCCGTTTTTAATTGCCTCTCGTTCAGCTTCAATTATTTCGGCCATAGGTTCGATGGCGCGCTTCATCAGAGCTGCGCCGTAATGTGTTGAAGATTGCTCTCCATTTTGTATTTTGTCTGCCAGTTCCGTTTTATATCTCTGTATTGTGCTGGCCCGTGACTGCTGCTCGATATTTTCTTGCTCGGTATAAAGGTCTATATTCATGCGAATCCTTTTGGTTTGACGCTTTGGTTCAGGGACAGTGACGTCCCACAATTGAAATCGTACCACAAATGATGCGTTATTAAATGTGACGGCTTGTCCACCAACTGTTGACGGTTATGGCTCTGGTCCAACGTCATTGGGTTTTGCGGCATAATTCTGAGAAATTGACGGTAAAAGTTTCTGTAAATGAACGAAGGCCCGTAGCTTTCGCTACAGGCCAACACTTTTGCTGAACTAGAAAGGGTGATTAATTCAATTTAGCAACACTGGTGCACAGCCGCCAGCTGCGCTGCAATCGCCCCCATCGTATTTGGATTGGTGTGAACGTATTTCATTGTGCTTGAGGGGTCTTTGTGTCCAAGCATAGCGCCGATCAACAGATGATTGATGTTCATTTCGTTAGCCATCACGGTTGCTGCTGTATGGCGGGTGCAATGAAAAACAGCAGACTTATCTCCATTGCAAATATTCAGCCTGATATTTTTCCAAGCATAATAATGTGCACCCTCAATAAACATGGTCTCTGCGTTCCAGTTTAACGCTTCAAATGCGTCAAAAGCGTCATTGCTTAGTGGAACGTCTCGGCGGTCGCCGTTTTTTGTGTGAGTTAAACGTACATGACGAATATCATTTATGAACAACACGTCCTTTTGTCGAACACGCAATATTTCACTGAGACGCATTCCTGTATTGATACCGATGTTAAACATTGGAAGCAGCCATGCGTGTTGGTGGCCGGTGAGATATTCTCTGATTTGTTTGATTTCAGAGCGGTTGAAGAAACGCACACGCTGGTTCTTAACTTTAACGAATTTGATGTTTGGTATTTTTGGCAAATCCAAATAATCTTGTGCATAATTAAAGAACCTGCTCAGGGCAGAACGATAATGATTAATGGTATTATCTGATATGTGGCGGGTCTCTTTTAAATAACGGCAGAAGTCGATGATGTCTGCCCCGCTGATTTCTTCCAACCGTTTATCAGCATTGCCAGCAAAATTGAAAAATACCTGCATCTTAGCGACACTCTCCTTGCGGTGCAGCGCAGTGGTGTCCCAAATATAAGGGTAATGCTGATTAAAAAAGTCTGTTATGTTTGTCATTGTCTGTCTCCAACTTGATTGAAGAAGGCAAAGAATCCGTTCGACTAGGTGGTTTTTGGAGCGATTTTCCCTGGGTACCCTTGCAGGTACAACGGATTTCGAATCCGTCCCGTTCGACCACTCCGGCACCTCTCCGCACGTGAAGTTTGCCCTCAAGTGACTTTCACATATCAAACGGATTCTGAAATGCAACGCAAAAAAACAGCGTTTAGACGTTTCGCTGTGTTGTTAAATTGATAACCGCTGCTTCCATACGCTTTGGGATGAAGTGTGAGTACCGCTGGGTAATCTCGAGGCTGGCATGACCCATCCACTCCATGACAGTTCGTAGGTCAGTACCCGCTGAAACCAACCGTGTGCAGCATGTGTGACGCAGAGCGTGGACCACAAATTGAGTGTCATCCTGCAATCCGAGACCTGCTCTCATACTGCGCCAGACGCGACCGAAGTTTGTCCAGTTGATGGAGCCAAATATTTTATCATCAATGCGCGTGACATTGCTGCGCTTGGCTTTCCACTTCTCAAGAACATCTTGAGCCAATGGTGTCATCGTGATGGTACGTGGAAAGTTATTCTTTGGCTTCCATATAGTGATGCGCTTTGTATTGAGGTCGATGTCACACCACTTGAGGTTCGTGACCTCAATCTTACGCATACCGGTTTCTATGAAAAATTCGGTCAATTCTTTGTATTCAACAAAGTCATTTTGCATGAACCATGCGCAAATGCGCTGTTCCTCATCCATATCGAAAAACCTGATGCGACCCTGTTCGGCCTTCAAGTTGTTCATGCGCTCTGGTTTGCTTGCCAGCTGACCACGTTCGAAGGCATCGTTCATCGCATTAAATAGGATGCCACCCATCGTGTTTATGGTGGTATTCGCCATGTCACGGTCAAGCAATTCATCTTGAAATAGATGCACCTGCGCTGGTTTGATGGCTGACAACTTCGTGTTTGCCCCGAAGAAATCAACAATCTCATTTCGGTACCATTTAAATTGCTGAGTTGTTCTATTGTTTGACGTACTGCGCTCAACACGCCGTTTGATGTATGCCTCAACCGCATCAGCTATCGATATTGCAGTGACAGGGGCAGGGGCGTCGTAGATGCCAGCCTTCATTTGTGCTTTGACGATGATTGCTTCTTCAATGCTGTCCGCCGTTGCGTTCATGCGCTTGCCAGCAACCATTGTCTGAATGGCAAACTTACCGTTGGACTTTTGGGTTACACCACGAGGCAACTTCATGTGTCATCCTCGCCTTTATTACGTTTGATAGCGCGCGAAAATATACGACGGGTAGCAGGGTTGTATTCTTCAATGCTGTCAGCAGTTGCGTCCATTTCTGCCTTGGCTTCGAGCGCGGAGATTTCAGAACGCAGCACGTGTACTTTTTGAAAAAGGTGCGGATTATTTTCGATAGCGCCCCAACCATAGTTTAGAATGTGTGCAAGTTCATTGTTCAAGCGTTCCAACTTTGTTTTTGGATTTGGAGTGAGAAATCTGTCCAAGTCAGCGTCACTACAATTCTCGAAGACACTCGCTAATTCCATCAGGTTTCTTGCGCCTGTTCTTTTAATCAACACTGGAAATGTCACGATTTTGCGTGTTGTCCTGATGTACTTTTCACCAATTTCTATTTCACGTTCGCCACGCTGGCGAAGTACATCACGCAGTTTTAAGCGCCCTTTCTCATTTTCCTCACGCCGCTGTTTATCAATTGACCTACGGCGCACAATTTGAGCGGTTCGTTCTTGTTTTTCTTTTTCTAGTTTTGCATCCACCTCACCGCGTATTTCGTGAAGTATTTTACCGTGGTTTTCATCCTTCGGTAGTGTGCCAGCAAACCACTGTAGGTCGCTCCTGTCGCTACGTTGCTGCCAATCTAAAGAGCGGACAGCTTCACGAGTTTCCGCGTCTTCACGAATTTCATTCACCATATCGCTGCTGCGCTTTTTGAATGTGCTTGAGCGGTCTTCGGTTGATAGAAATTGACCTAACTTCCTAAAAAATTCATGGCCACTTTTTGTTAACCTAACTTCTTTCTGCCGAGCATCAGCGGCAGAATCTTTAATTTCAATCCAGCCTAAAGTCTCTAGCGTTCCAGCAGTGCGATGCATTTTGGCTTGCGCATAGTTCAACGCCTTCTGCAGACGCCTTAGTTCGATGCCCTGTTGTTCACTTGCAGTGACCATAAAGAAGAAGGTTTCCATATGCTCAATGGATACCCGCTCCTTTATGTTTTGTTCAGCCCAAGCCGCCTTAAAGGCACTGACATAATTTAAGCCATTGAAGGCTGCATTAGTCGTCTTGTTCACTGTACCGTTCCAATCGTTATTGATTTCTATTCACTTATGATTGTGTTTATCACATTCAAAAGATATGACAACTTATGATTGATACCGCAGTCGTTCGACCAGATTGGTCACACGCTCTGCAGCCTTATCAAGTTCATCAGCAACCAAATCGTCATCCAATTCGATGCGAACAAAGTCGGAAATGGCCACCAAATCGGCGACCAAGTCCTGTGCATCCATCACTTCTACGGCGTTAATCATGCTCTCTGTCCCATAACTTGGCTGGCGAAGATGTCACTCGCTGCCATCAGATAACCAGCGTTGTCCGCGAATATCCTGCTTTTGTAGATATGCTGGCGAACCGTGGCCGTGACTGTTCGGTCAATCGTATCGATTACGACTTTCACGCCCTTCGGTTTGTTCAACGTGACTTCGACTCCAATCAGCGTTCGTGACCGTTCGTCTGCAAAGAAGTGGAGTTTGTCCGCATTGAGGACAATATCCCACGCTTCATCATAACCCCCATGCACCATGTGCGTGATGGTTTCGGACACGGCATTTATAAGCCGGTGCATTGTCGCTTTGCTTGCTGCCATTACAGTTGCACTCCAATCTCTCGGGCCATGCCATGAGTTAAATCGAGAATATCTCGTGCCGACGTGTGCAGTTCTTCGAGCGCATCTACAGCTTTGCCCAACATGTAATCAGACATCTCTGCTGAAGTGTCTTCAATGGCGTTCTCCATGAACGTCGTAGTTTTATGCGCGTTTTCCAGCACAATTTTCATCATCTGTAGTTTCGTCATGTGTTGTGCATCCTTTCCAAGGATTTCAAGTTTCAGTGTCACAGGTCGAATGGCCTATGGGATGCCAGCAGGGCAGAGGCTGCTGGACACCGATAGGTCAGTAGGAGGCTTCGTCTTTGAAGTAGACTTTACGCTTGGGGCGCATTTGGCAGATGTCGCCGTTCGCCCCAGTGATTTGCATGCGCCGTGTCATACGGTCGTAGCCATCAACGTAATAGAAGGCTCCGTTGCGGCTTGTGCGAAAGCGAGTGCCTTCTTCAAGATTGGAAAGCTGTGTCGTCTGTATGGTCATTAAATCCCCTTTCGATTTAAACTTTGGCCAGCATGGCTTTAGCGCCACGCTCAGCAGTTTTGCGGTTTGCATAGGTCTTCGGTGCTGGGTAATTCACGACACGGCCATGTTGGCTCCCATCGTTGTGAACCAGCATGACGAAGTTGTTGGCGTCGATTTTGGCCGTGTATTGGCCCTTTGTGATTGTCTTAGTCATTGGAGTTCTCCTCAAAAGATGTTGTGGTGCGTCGTCGCACGTAGCTTCTATTCAATAGTGAATGCATGCCCACCGATTAAAGGTCGGACATGCGGAGATTGTGATAACCTACGTCTTGGTCGTCATTGGCTGGACGAGGAGTAGGGCAGGTGGCTTGCTTTGGTTCGACGATGGGTTGCACCATCATGTGCAGCTGGTCTGGAACGAAGACGTTTACGTGTCCGAGGTCATAAACGAGACCCAGCTGGTCCTCGAAGTTGCCACGTGTATCAATAGGCATGTGGCGGACTGCGAACTCGTAGTCGACGTTTGGAAAGTACAAGTCCAGTTGGTCAGACTTTGCGCTTTCAATGAAGTGGTCGACGTAGCAGTCGTCGAGGTATTGTTGCTTGTGATATCCCATTGGATGGCCTTTCGGTTAATTGAGGTCATGAGTGACCCGGTACCTACAAGAATGCCACTAAAATGAATAGATGTCAATGGTGATGCGAATATAAGTAGTCCTGATACATTTAACCTACGATTTTTAAACGAAACAATAATTTCACGTCAAAGGTGATTTGAGTGAAATGGCTCTGAGCGCAAAACAATAGAGAAGAGAAATAGAGGCAAATGATTCGAGTTAAAGCGGCTAAATCGTCATATTTTATTGGCGTCAACAGTTGTGTAAACTGTCGAATATGCCCCCCGGAGCCCTTATTTATATGGACTAGGTATTAGAAAACGGTAAATTTGACGGTAAAAACTGCCGCCGTGGCTCAAATCCAAGCGGGGCATGGGGGGATTTTTGGCCGAGACCAATATACGTAACCCCCTCAGATTTTTTTACCTTAACTTTCTGTAACCCCCATGGGTTAAACCGCTGGTTACGCCTAGTTGTCCTATAGGTAGTCGTTGTTGGGGATATCTATATTATTAAATCCTTCCGTTCTACCTATAGTACAACCTTTGAAATTGGTCCTATTTATTGGGATTTTTACATCAGCGGCATCGGACCTATAGGTCAACCTATAGGACCACCTAGGATGGTCTAAAATGCCGCAGCATCGAAGTAATCCAATTTTAGTGGGTCCCCGTAATTATGGTCAAAGGAGTAATTCTCATGACCATTCATCAACAGTTTTTAAACTTTGAAGCAGTAATCGCGCATTGTGAAACACGGGTACCATCAGGCACACTGTGCGACGCAATAAAATATGGACGAAAGATGGAGTTCATCGATAAAACTAACAAATTGTTACCATCAGGTCAGCTTTTAGCTGAGATTATAACAAACTGTTCTCCATCAGATGAGCTGCTAGCTGAGATTAAGTTGCCTACCATTTAAGGTTACTGGCGGTGCTGGTCTTCTCACTCTGGTGACCTGTAATAACAGCGTAACCCATCGACGCTGCCGCTCTCAGTCTGTCTAACTCCAAGACCATCATCTCTTCTCTACGAACACCCATTCGCTGCTCAACGTCCTGAGCCATCGCATCCACCCAATACTGACAAGCCATAGCCAGAGCATCTAAGCGGTCATCATTAGTCAGAGCGCCTCTGTCAGCCGTCAGACGGGTCAGTTGGTACATCAATTGATACCTGAGGGCTTGCTCAGGGGGCAGGTGCTGGCAGCTGTCGAAGTCTTTCTGAATGACCTTCTTGTCCATCACGAGACGATGTTGGTTCATCACTGGCTCAAGAACATCGATGATACGGCGTTCCTTTTGCTTATTGTGACGAACTTCACTCATCGTGACAGGATGGACTTTGTTCAGCACTGGCATGAACAGCTGATTAAACATCCCGTCGCCAAAGTTACTCTCGACGATAATTTCGTTGACCTGTTCTTCCTTGGCGATGACTGCAAGTTTCTGCAGTGCTTCT